AGAGCACGCCGTCAGCGATGCTCTCCAGTGTTGCCTTGATCTCCCGGAGTGTTGCCTTAGCCATTGTGACCTCCTTGCCAGTCGCCCCGCATGGGGCTGTCTTGCCTGACTTCTGCATCATACGCCTAACGGTTGCAGCCCGTCAACCCCCTTCTAGAAGGTCAAGGGTGCCGTCCTTGGCAGCCTGCACCACCACGCTCAGGCACCCCTTGCAAACGCCTTGGCTGAGCACCCAGTCCACCCCGTGGGCGCCCGTGTTGACGACCTGCTCGCCGTAGGCGTACACCTGCCCCAGCTCGCCACACACGGGGCAGGTGCTCACCTCAACCTCAGGCTTTCGCGGCATCCAGTCTCACCAGATACTCGGCGGTCGGGCCCTCCTTGCCGAAGAAGAGCGCCCACTGCGCGGGGGTGCCAGACGCTGCCAGCCACTCCTGCGCGTAGCGGTTGCTGCTCTCGATGCTGGCGTTGCCCCAGCAGGTGTGCGCGCCGTCACTCAGCACCAGTCGGCTCGGCGTGTGCCAGTGCCCGTAGAAGAGAAAGTCAAACGGCTGCACTGATAGGTTCCAGCCCTGCGCGCGCTTGGCGATCGCGTAGAAGGGGAGCCCGAAGGCGCCGCCCTTGAACTGATCACCGTGCACGAGCATGGCAGTCTTCCCACCCGGCAAGTCCAGCGTGTCATACCAGTGACGCCCACCCAGTGTGAGCGACTCCTTCCAGTCAACGCGCTTCTCGCCCTTCAAGTGCTCGGCTGCGATGCGATAGAGAATCGCGTCAGCGTTGCTCTCGTTGGAGTGATCGCCGTAGCGACCGAGTCGCCCGTGGTTGCCGATCGCACCACGCACCGTGACCTTCGGAGCGAGTGCTGCCATGGCCCGCACGAACTGCGCGAGCATCCCAGCACCCTCAAAGATTTGGACGTACAATCCGCCGCGCTCTACTTCGTAGGCTTGGCTCGGGAAGATGTTGCCGTCGGACTCCACGAAGTCGCCGAGCAGCACCACGGCGATCTCCTTGACGGGAGTGCCGTGCAGTTCCACTAGCCGCTGAATCTTCTGCGCCAGCAGTTCGATGCGAGCCTTCGCCACTTCGATGCTGTACGTCTCCGAGTACTTGCCGAGCTGCCAGTCGCCGACTAGGCACACCAGTGTCTCGGCTTCGCCCTTCTTGCCTGACGCTTTCGGCTTCGGCACGGGCGGGATGGTGATGCTCAGCGCGGCATCCTTCGCCGCCTGATAGACGGCAGCCACTAACTCCTCACGAGCAGCGTCACGCTTCGCCAGTTGGCGCAGTGCACGCTTGTGGGCTTCAGTGACTTCTTGGAGTCGCTGCTCCATCTGCAGTTCGTCGCTCATGAGTTGCACGCGCACTCGCCCCGGCGGTGCCTTCCGATTGTCCAGAAGCTCACGGTGAAGCCGCGCTTCTCAAGCCATGCGGTCAACGCCTTGGCGGTGATCGCTGGATCAGCGAGCCCTGCGTGCAGCGTCTCCCAGTCCTTGCCCTCAAGGTGCACGGTCGTCATGCCGCAAGGTGGCCCCTTGCGGGGCTTGCTCAGCGCCCTGAGCTCTTCAAGTCCGTCCATCTGGTACACCTCCAACTGCTTACGGCACCTGCAAGGGTGCCTACAAGCAGCCTACACCAGCACCTATGCCAAGTGTATGGCGGGGTGTGTGGCTAGTTTTTCTCCTTGATTCCGAAGGCGGTGTTCTTCGGGTCGAGATACTTGACCAGCACCTGAAGCCCTGAAGCCAAGCCAGCCGATACCACGGTGCGGAAGTCGCCGCCGTTGATGTCGAGCAGCGGGATGCCGAGCCCGAGCGCCACGGAAATGCTCACCGTGACGAAGGTTCGGACGAACTCAATGAGGGCTTCGTCGATGCCCGTGTTGTCTTTGATGTACTGCAAGAACGTCATCATCTTGGCTGGTACCCCTTTGACCTTGGCAGCCGCAGCCGCTGCACCACTTGCAGCATTGAGCGCCCTCCCAGCCACTGCTCCGAAGTCTACCTTGCCGAGAGCCTCAAGCTGGGCATCCACGGCGCTGGGCTTCTTAGGCTCGGGAGTGGTGGACGCGGCGGGGAGTTGCACCCCGCGTGCTGGCTCAGGTGCCACTTCTGGCGCCGCTGCCACTGCTACGCGCGCCCCTGCGTTGACTGGTGCTGCAACTGGCTCGGGTACTGCGACGGGCGCAGGAGCCGGGGCTGCTGCCTTCTTCGGGTAGGTGACGATCAGCAGGGCCTTGAAGTCAGCGGTCAACTTGCGCGCCCGCATCTTCGACTTGACAATGGTGTGCAGTTGGGACTCCGTCACTGGGACGGCGTACTTCTCGGCTGGGTCACGCTCATCCCGAGTTGGGCAGCACCATTGGAAAGTTTCAACACCGTCAACTTCACCGTACCCTGCAGACGTCATGTGACCGTAGCCCGCCTTGATCTTCTCAGGGGCGTTCTTCGTCCACCACTTCACCCAGCGGTCATGCCACGCGCTGATGCGAATCTCGGGCGGGTAGCCGATCGGCTGCTGCACCCACACCATGAGGGCAGCGCCAGCCTTGGCGGCGGTCACGGCGTCTTCCCAACTCTTGGCGTAGCGGGCCTTCCCGCCTAGGTGCGCAATGACCTTGACGGCTTCGGCGAGACTGCCGCCGTTGTCGGACTTGCCCTGCACGTCCTTGCGCCCCGTGACTTTCTTCATGGCTGCGACGCCGTCGGCGGCGCTGTAGTCGACCTCATACCCGCTCGCCCAGCTTACGGCTGCGGCGCAGGATGACCATGTGCAGTCATCGAGAATCTGCTTGGCGCCCTTTAGTTGGGCTTCAGCGTCGGAGTAGAGTTGGCTCTTGACGCGGTACTTCACGCGCCCAGTTCTTTCTTGATGAGCACTGCGACGGCTCGCCCAGCGGCTTCATGGTCGAGTGCGGCGCTGACGGGGAAGCCCTCAGTGGCGCCTTCGGCATAGTCGTTGCCGTCTTCGGCGCGCTTCCAGAGCGTGCCACCGTAGGCGCTGTTGTTGTCGTTGGGCACCAGTGCAACCCACTCGCCCGGAGCCGTGACGATCTTCGTCCAGCCCTGCTCATGAATCTCTTCGATGTGATCAGCCGCGCTCATGTTTACTCCTTGCCCCAACGCAGGGGCCCTGTCGCTGCCCACAATCCCAGCAGCACTAAGATGCTGATGCCGACGAAGTCGCGCGTGCCAGATTCTGGAAGCACGATCCAAGCCACCGTCATGCCAAGCCACGTCCAGCTAGATGCTGCAAGATCGAGTGCGATGTCTTTCAAGAGTCTCATTGCTTGCTCCTTCGTGAGCCTCCTGACGACGCCGTGCCCGACGCTGCTGCACTGGCTGCCGCAACGGCTGCCTGCGCGAGCTGCGTGACGATCACTGCGGGGACGATTGTACTCGCTGCCTTCTGCTTTTCTTCAGGGGTCAAGTCGTGTCCAAGATTGGCAACGAACGCAGCGGCTTCGCCGATGGCTTCAACGGCTGCGCCAACTGCAGCGCCGGGGTCAATCACCAGCGGCTCATCCGTGGGCTTGGGCGTAGGCTCAGGAGAAGGCACTGGTGAGGGCTCCTCAGAAGGCTCTGGGAGGGGTGTTTCCGCCACGATGGGGCTAGGTGAAGGGGATTCTGGGGTAGGTGTAGGGGTCGGCGTGGGCGTCGCCGTAGGGCTCGGCTCTACGGTTGGCGTAGGAGAAGGCTCAGGGCTAGGAGTAGGAGCAGGGCTAGGTTCAACGCTAGGAGTTGGCGAAGGCTCAGGTGATGGTGTCGGCTCGGGCGACGGCTCGGGTGTGGCAGTCGGGTCAGGGCTCGGGAGCGGGGACGGTTCAACACTTGGCACCTCAATGCTTGGCTCCACGGATGGGAGCGGGCTTGGCTCTGGTGATGCTGGCACGAAGTTGGGGTCAGTGATCGTCAACACACCAGCGCCGCAGCAGGTGTCCAGCGCCCACACTCTGAAGCCGTAGACGTCCCCCGGCATGACGTCCAACTGGATGCTGCCGTTGCCCTGCTGCCCTTGCTGCATCAGGTCAGTGGTGACGCCGTTGATGACGAACTGCGGGCGGTCATACCATGCGCCGTCAATGGTGCTGTACGCCCACAAGAAGGTGATGGTGCCAGCGGCGTCAGCCGTGGTGGAGTAGGTGACGGTGTTGGAGCCCACGCCAGCGTCGGGGCCAGTGATGACGAAGCCGCCGTCTAACAGCTGCACGCTGCCGTTGAAGGTGATGTCAGCAGTCCAGTCGGATGCGATGACGGGCACTGCACGCAGCAGCACGAAGGCAGCCAGCAGCGGGATGAGTACGCGGCGCACTACTTGCCCTGCGATTGCAGCCACGCCAGCAGCGCGCCGATTCCCCCAACTCCGAGCATGGCACCCAGTGCCCGAAGGACGGCAAGCCCGCCCCGCATCTCGTCAATCTGGCTCTGCAGCTTGTCGATCTTCGCGCTCTGAGCGTCTAGTCGCTCAATGATTGCTTCGGCTTGGCTGCGCGTCATGCGCCCTCCAGCGCCTTGAGACGCGCGTCAATGTCGAGCAGTGCCTGAACGACGAGAGCCTCCATCTCGTTCTGGGGGATGTTGACGGAAAGAACGTCAGCCGTATCAACGAGATGCGCTTCACGATCATCCACGCCAAGCGTCTCAACCCAGTGCGCGAAGTCAGTAGTGGCGACTTGATCAGCAATGAACCCAAGCCGGGTGCCGTCGTCGGCGACTGCATCGCTGCGACCGTGTGCGTCTGGAGCCTTCCACTTGAACGCAACGGGCATCAGTTGGCGCAGCATGTCGAGTGCGCCGCTGATCTCGGTGATCTCAGTCTTCAGCCGTGAGTCGGATGGCGTGGTAAGCGCGGCATACTTCCAGCCGTTCGCGTAGAAGTAGCCACGGTTGTTTGTAGTATCAACTGCGATCCCGCCGTTGCGTAGCGAGTCGGCGAACGCATCTGTCGTTCCAGTTCCGTTGATGTTAGTGGTCGGCTGACCTACAGTCACTTTCGTGATCAACACGCCAGAGACGGTAGTGGAGGTAGATGCAGCAACATCTGCCGAGCCACCGCCTGTGTGTGTCCATTGGCGATTATTGGTTCCGCCTAGGTCGATGTATCTCCCTGTAAGTGCTGAGCTCGCATAGAGCGCACCGTCAAAGCCGATGCTGCCACTAACGCTGACTCCGCTTGGCGCAGTTAGGTTCACGTTCGTGTCTGCCTGCAGTTCGATGGCTCCGCCGCTCAGCAGGCTGATGCTCGTTGAGCCCGTCATCGTTGTCGTTGGGCTCAAATACAAGTAGTCGCCGTTGCCGCTCTGAACGTTCAACTCGCCCCCAGATGCGTTGATGATCGCGGGAGGTGTTGTCGGGTCATCCCTGTCAGTAATCAGCAACTCTGGCAACCCGTGAGTCAGTCGCACCTCAGTCAAGTCAACGGTGCGGGCTGCCGACTGCGTCGCCACGGTTGCAATGGTGATGGTCAACTTCAAGAAGGCGGCGTCGGCTGGCGCCGTCATTGTCGTCAAGTCTGGTGCCACGGCGTACAAGTCCGGGGCGGTGATTCCCGTGGCGCCGATAAGGTTGCTGAAGGTGTAGGTGTCTGAGGTGATCGGGCTGCCCGTTGTCGTCGTCAAGTCGCCCTTGTAGAACTCCCCGCTCAAGGTAGCGGTTGACTGCGTGCTATTTGTGCCGCTCTCAAAGGTTGCCTCAGCGTAGAAGGAGAAGGAGCGGGAAGCCGACGATGCGACTGGCACGAAGCGGGTGAGCGTTGCGCTCTTGCCAGTCAGCGTGCCGCTGGCGACGTTGAAACGCAGCACGTAGCCTGATGCTGCGCCAGTGTCTGCGACTAGAGCAGCGGTGATCGCACCTGCGCTGTTGACGTCCGTGAACGTCCAGTAGGGCAGCGCGTTGTCGGCGGTGATCGTTGCCTCAGAGTCCGAAGGCGGGATGGCGAACGAGCCGTTGGCAACTCCCGCCTGAATCTCTCTTAGGGCAGCGGGCCCGAAGAGTAGAGCGTCTTCGCCGTCGCTGTCGCCGTTGATGAGCACGGCGTTGTCTTGCGAGATAACGCTGCCGCCTGAGTTGGCGAGCTGCTGCTGATCGGAGCCGAACTTATCAACCATGGCTTACCCCTGCAAGAACTTCTTCAACGGATTGCGTGGTACTCGTTCACACGTCACGTCGAACTGGCGAATCATAGAGCCCGGCTCGAACGTCATGGTCAGCGACTCAATGCGGTAGAGCCCGCCGAGTCCAAGGATGTTGACGCTGTTGCCGCCGATGGTAGTGGCGTCGTTGATCTCGACGTACTGCCCAGCCTCCCAGCCACTCTGCAGCACGAAGGTGCTCGGGCCCGTCTGGCGGTATCCGTTGGCGAAGCCGTAGGGATTGTTCGTCGGGTCAGCCCCGCGCACGCTGAACGTGATGCTGCGCTGCGGCGCGGCACGGTTCGGGTAGGTGTTCGTCCCGAAGTATTTCTTGCCATAGTCCGTGATCTTGTCGCTCCACTGGACGCTGCCCGGGGTGCGCCTTGGCATTGGCGTGACGGTGATGAGCGTCTCGGGACGTGGGCCATTGCGCGTCGTCATGCCTGCACCATCTGGCGCTGCTTCGTCATAGACGCGCCCGTATGGGTCGGAGACGGTATACGCGCCGCCGCTGATCTTGGCATCGTACTGGCTGAGCACTTCGTTCATCACGAAGCGTGCCTTCTTCATGATGACGTCATGATCGAGTGTGACGTTCAGGCTGCGCGCCTGCAGCGTTGCAGCTGCGGAGACTGAGCCGTACGGCGAGAAGGTCGGCGTGGTGACGATCTTGAACGGAGCCGTGGCGTAAGTCGGCACGGCGCTTCCGAGTCGGGCGTAGTTGATGCGCCCACTCGGCGCCACCCAGAAGCGGCGCTCTTCACCGTCGATGGCTTCGGCTGCCTGCTTGATGGTGTCAAGACACGCGCGCAGCGTGCCCGGCACCATGAGCAACTGCCCGACTGGGACGTCTGTCCCCGTGTAGGCGGGCGTGGTGTTCGTGTTGACGATCAGGCGGTTGGCGGTGCGCCCGCTGGTGCCGCCGCTGAACGCCATTGCGGCGTCTGCCTTGGCAACGAGTTGCGTCACGTTGGCTTGATCCGTGGTGCTGCCTGAGCCGATCAAGAAGTTGCCCGTGAAGTCGCTCTTCGTGCCCGTCACCAGTCGCCCCTTGTAGACGATGATCTTCTCCATGAACGATGACGCCGCTGCAGCGGTCACGCTGGCGCGCGTGCCGAGCCCGTTCTCTGCCAGCTCGGCGGTGATGCTGGTGATGTATCCCAAGAAGGTCGTCGTCCCACTGACCTGAAAGCGCACGCGCGCATTGTCATACACGCTGCCTGACTTCCACCATGGCCCGCCCGCTGGAGTCTTCACCTGCACCACGTCGAACGAGAGAGCGCCGCCTTCGCCGTTGGCATCTTGCGTCAGGCTAACGCTCTCAGGGTCAACCCATGGCGTTGTTGGGCTGGCGGTTGAATAGTCGTCAAGGATGTTGGCGCCGCTGTTGACGCCGTCCACGATGATGGCGAACGGATGCGTCGCCACGAGTTAGCGCCCCGGTGTGGTGGTGGTGACGATGCGCCCGAGAGAATCCTTGACCACGCCGTCAACGTCCTTGCCCCCGATGTTGATCGTGTACTTGGCGTCCATTGGGTTGGCTGATACGCCCGTCCCAGAGTTGGCTGGTGGTGTGATTCCAAGAGCGCCGCCGACGCCGCCAACAACGCCGCCGATGAAGCCAGCAATCTGCTGGATTACCCAGCCAATTGGCGAGTCCATGATTGCCTTGCTGACGCTGATGACTGCGCCGATGGCTTCCCCGATAAAGCCGATGAGGTTGGCAATGATCTTGCCTGCAAAGCCAAGCAGGTTGCCGATGCCCTGCACGGCGACGGCAAGCGGGCCCTTCCCGTCACCCCATAGGATGCCGATCAGCTCGCTAATCTTTGCGCCAGTCTTCCCGACTGCGTCAAAGATTTGCCCGAAGACTGGGATGAGGTTGTTGATGATGGGCCCGACGACCTTCATGACTGAGTCAATCACGCCGCCCGGGGCAGTGAGTTTGTTGATAAACCCGCCGACGGCTGGCACCAGCGTGCCCGTGATAAACCCGCCGACTGCCTTGAACACGGGCTGCAAGTCTTCAACGCCTTTCGTGACTGCTGGCAGCACGGTGTCGCTCAAGAAGCTCAGCCCGTCCGATGCAAGCGGCAAGAAGTTGTCGCCGAATACCTTCATGACGTTGCCGATTTTCTCTTGGGCAATGGTGAACTTTCCGCTCACCGTATTAGCCGCTGCCTCAGCGGAGCCCTTGTATTTCTTTGTCACGGCGTTGAGAGCGCCAAGTCCCTTGACGCCGTTCTTGACTACAACTCCTAGCGACTTCAGGCCCTTCGTGTTTCCAGCATACGCTTGCCCCACAAGTGAAGTTGCTTCCTCAAGGCTGATGCCCTTGGCGGCAGCAACGTCAGCCGCAACGTTTTGAATCCTGATCGCGTCGCTGAACTTCTTTGTGAACTGCGTCGCGGTAATCAGACTTTCTCGAACGGCGTCACCAGAGAAGGCAAGGTTCTCTAGTCTGGCTGTCTGCGTATCGACTGCTGCGCTGTTGGCATCTGTGAGCATGCCGCGCTGCTTGAGTACGCCATTGAGCCGCGCTACCTGCTTCTCCTCATCAGCCGCTGCCTTAGTGGCTGCGATAGTGAAGCCAGCCACTGCAGTAGCGATCCCGACTGCTCCGAGAGCTGCAGTCTGCAACCCTGAGCCGACAGACATGCCGACGCTCTTGAGCCCGCCCAAGCCCTTGCCGATCTTGCGCAGGGTAGGCGTCGCCTGATCGACTGCCTTGACGACTAGGTTCATGAGGCCCTTGTTCATCTTTAGCTTCTACCCTTTCGGTATTTGATGGTGCCGTCCAAGAACGCCATGACGGTCTTATTCACTGTCTCCATTGCTTTAGCCTGAACGCTCGGATCAGTGACGGCAAGCTTCACGAAGTCACGGGCAGCAATTGCTTTCACGGACACTCTACCCCGCGCCTTCGTGTTTCTTGTGCCAGATGTGCCGCTCACCACAAACCAGCGATACCACGCGCCCTTGGCGTCGCCCCGGCTCTTGCCCGCCTTGACTCCGACGACGGCGGCTGGGCGGTCGAACTGCGCCTTGCGTGCAGCCACTGCGCCACGCAGGCGTCCAGTGCGCACGGGCGCCTTCGCCTTGACTGGCTTGACCATGGTGCGCGCTGCGTTGAGCGTGGCAAGTTGCAGCATTGCCTTGAACTTGCGGGGATTGCTTGCCTCCAAGAAGCCAAGGCGCACGTCACCAAAGCCCTTCAGTGACTCGGGTGTGACAAAGAGCTTGACCTTCTCGTTGCCTTTAGCGGCCACGCTTCACTTCCTTCGGCTGCATTTCGGCGTGAAGTGCCCACGCTCGCATGACGTAGTGTAGCGGCGCTTCTTCGACTTCCCACGGAAACTTGCCGAACTCCTTCGCCAAGATGTGGAAGATGATCTCTGGCGGTGGCTTGACTGATTGCCCGAGACTCAACTGCCGGGCGGCAAGCCTCACGCTTTTGGGACTTCAGCAGCCCCCGTGATGAACTTCGTGGCGGCGGCTTCAAGTGCTTGGATCGGCGCGTCAAGCGGGTCGCTCGTTGCGTTGCCGTCCAAGTCCTTCCAGCCTTCAATGCTGAGAATCATCTTCGTGTACGCCTGAAGGCGTGTGCCGATTGAATCGCTCTCAAGGTCAATCAACACGCGCGCGCTTATGCGCGTCAACGGGCGGAAGATTGCGCTCCAGCCTGCGAAGTCACCGTCTAAGTGAACGATTACTGGATCAGTTGCGGTGCCTGCCATGTGCTCCTCCTCCCCGCCTGTAGCGGGCTACTTTATGGACGCGCCGAGAGTGGTGAATCCACCCAGCAGAGAATCGAGTTCGTGCCGTTGCTGGCGAGCTGCAGCGTCACGGTGTTGAGGATCAACCCGTCGGACTCTGAGCCGATGACGGTCACGTTCTCGACGACGCCGCAGATGTTGGCGGTGAAGCCGTAGCCGTTGGCGTCAAGTCCCTGCACCTGAACGAACTTCGTGGCGCCGATGTCGCCGACTGGGAAGGCGCTGGTGGCGGCGCTGTTCGATGCGATGGTCAACTCAAGGGTGCCGTCAAGGGCTCCCGTGTAGGCGACGCCGCCAGCGTTGACGTTCGTCGTCGAGCCGTTCAGCACCTGCAGCGGGGCAGCGCCCGGCATGAGTGTGAGGTTCCAGTTCGTGATGTAGCTGGAGTAGGCGGTGCCCGTGCCCGTCTTCGCGGTGATCATGGAGCCGTGTGTCTTCAGCCCAAAGAGTCGCCCCGGCACGAAGTACTGCTGCGCGAAGGCAGCGGTGCTAGTGTCAGTGGTGGTGCTCAGTGCGCGCCCTGCCCACGTGGTGCCCATCTGAAGAAGGCCCGACTGATCGGCGCTGAGGCTGATTTCAGTCGGCACGCAGCCGTCGATGATGAACTTCTGCACGCCGTCCGTCACGTAGAGCGAGTAGGTCTTCAGCGTGTCCACGTCCGTCTGGCTTGGAGCGTAGGCGTAGGTGTATGGGCCAGAGCCCGTTGGGGTGATGGTGGCGAGTGAGTCGAAGATGATTGGCAGCGTGCGGAGTGACGCAGGCGCTTCGCCGAACGTGACGACTGGAGCCTTGGCGGTGATGGTTGCCGAAGCTGCCACGCGGCGTGGGCGGATGCCGACGCTCTTATCGTCAGCCAAGTCAACGGTCACGCCCGGATCAACGATGCCGACGATGTCCGTGTGAAGGAGTTCACCGTTGGCGTCGTTGAAGGTTGCAGGCGTGCCATAGCCGCTCTCGCTCTTGACGACGACCTTCGTGAAAGACTTAGCGCCTAGCGTTGGCATTACTTGGACTCCTTCTCAACTTTCGCCGTGGTGGCGTTGGGCTTATTGTCTACGATTTCAACGAGCCCGCTGGCTGCCAGCGATGTGGCAACTGCGGCGTCCAGTTCGACAACGTCGTCAGACGCTGGGAGGTACGGGTT